TGTTTAGGATATTATTTGGCTTTGTCCATTTAGCACTTTCATCATGCGCCAAGAATAACAACTTCTCACCATCGTAAGAGTTCTCATCTGTGTTCTTCCAATCTATTGTTGTATCAAGGCCATCTACACCATCCTCATCAATCTCATGCATATTCTTTTTGGTAATTTTGGAAGCAGGGACGCGATAGGCAAGCTCTGTCTTTGGCTTGTCCATACCATCCATTACCGGCTTGAAGAAGAAAGGTAGGTTACTGTTGATAGGCACAACCTTATCGGTGAACATTTTCTTGGCATCGGAACCTGTTTTTGACAAGATACCAACCCTTGCATCTTTTGCAAGAGTTGCAATATTCACACATTCTGATGATGACATAAAAGAAAAACCTGAACGGCGAATCTTTAGGTAAACCATGCCGAATGACCTGTAGTCAGCCTTGCACGCCTCCCAATAAATAAAGAAAATTCTGTTTGCCTCACGAAAGTCAGCATATCCTATGTCAATCTTAGACCACTGAAGATACATGTAATGAGAACCTGTCATGTATGTTGGGGTTCCATTATTCATAAACCAATGCCCCTGCTCTCTTCTATCAAACTCTTGTTCTATGTAGTCAATATATTGCGCCTTAAAATCTTTAGGCATCTCATGCCACTGAAAGATTGACTGAATGCGACCTAGTTGCTTTGGTATATCAACACGCTCCCAATACTGTTCTGATGATTTTGAGCTTCTACTTGTGCATTTTGCAGGAGATTCAGGAAGTGCTATATGCAATCCATTGATATTGTATATATCACCTAATCTTCCTGTCTTTGATAATATTACAACGTCATATTGATCGTTGTAGCCATACTGCCAACTATGGTTTCGATTCTTTTGATCTTTAACCCTTTTGGGGATATGGTCTTTTACTACACGATAAAGCTTATTTAGCTCTTCGTTCGGCAAATCCCTGTTTTGTATCGAGCTTTGGTGAATCATCTTTTACCTCCTCTAGCGTAGCTTTCTCAGCTTCAATTTTATTTAGAATTTCGAATGCATCAAATATAGCCAATCGTTTTGATGCTGCAGCATTTTTTAATTTATCCGCAGATAAATCATCCTCAGGGTCAGGCTTAATGATATCTTCCTTAGCAACCTTAATAAGTTGCTCAACAGCCCTATATCCCGCCTCAATAATATTGAGTCTTAAATCTTTCTCCCGACTCATAACTTAATTGTTATTTGATGGTCATACATCCGGTATAGCTTCTCATCATCTACAATAAACTCATACTCGCTATCAGGCTTAAAACAGACCTTATCACCTGCCTTTATTCCCGCATCTATAAGAGCCTTGTTGGGGTATCTCATAATGCCAATCAACGGCTCCTCTTCAATCGGCTTATATATAAATGAAGCTTCAGGCTTGATAGGCTGAACAAAACAGTACCTATCGTATGCATGCCATCCTGTATCGTTTTGATACATAAAGAACTGTTCGTCATCAATCAGGAATATATCTTCCTTGAAGAAGCTCTTACCGCTCTTACGGCGACCCTTCATATCGTTATAAAACTTGAATACGTTGTGATGAACCAATAGTTTGTCTCCAATCTTAATTGGACCACTATAATCTACGGGTACCTCAATAACCTCAGCCTCTCTGTTTGAGAACCTGTGGTCTTCCTCTGAGGTGCTTATAATAAGGTCGATACCACCAATCTCTTTGGTGTTGTTGTATCTCTTTCCGCTAATTGGTTTTGTGATAAAGTAGAACGGTGATTGCATTAGATATTTATATTGTACTCAATGGCTACAGGAATGGTATTGTTGAACTCTTTCCAAATTACAATCTCATTCTTATCATTGGCAATATAAATCTTAATTGATTGCTTATGGTCATCATACTTAATAAGATGAATCTCTTGAGTCTCACCTAGTACTTTCTGACCAACAATGTAATGCATCGCTCCACCCTTGTAGTCCGGGCCAACCGATATCTTCCTGATTTCCATTTAATTTAATTTCCAAATTTGAATTTGAGATGATGGTACGTTAGACCATCCGCCCAAGTTTGTGTGTGGGTATATACCACCTGCATTGGTTCCTGATGAGTCACGCATAATCTCATACCAAAGTATATCTCCTGCATTTGCGTAGAAAGGAATACTAACCTCATACGGGTCAGGTAAGTTCGGTGTATCTAAGCGAAATCCCTTAGTCGTTGATATTTGAGTGCCATTCAAAAGCGCACGGAACAAAACAACAGCAGTACCACCTGATGACCCTTGACGCTCAATATTACCATATGCATTAATGAAGTACTGTCCTGATTTATTAAATATAATTTTCCCGCCTCCCTGAAGCTCAATATCAGTTAAAGGACCACCCTGAGCAGCGCCAAAAGTTACAATCAATGGAGTGTTTAAGGCAGACGGAGCTTGAGCAACCGTTGAAAAACCATTCAATACTTGATTGAATATAATATTAGCATTAGCTAGTGACACAATATCTCCGAGAAGGTAATTCTTGGTAATATCCATATTATTAACATCAGTTCCAATAACCTTGTCATTAAGGTTTGGCGTTGAATCAATTGCGTAGCTGCTAATCTTTCCCATTTCTTATTTTTTTGTGACCTCTCCGGTTTGAAGGTTGATTACAGCATCCTCACCGTACTTGTCCATTAGACCTTTTTCATGTTGCTGAAACTCTAGTCTTAGCATATCAATATGCTTTAACAGACCATGCTTCTGTAGCTCAACGTCAGCAAGCTGAATCTTTAGCTTGTTAAACTCGTTGTGCATTCCTTGAGTAGCCTCTAGCTCCTCCTTAGTTAAAAACTTTTCTACTTTCATTTGATTTAATTTTTACAAAGATACAATTTATTAGATAATTATTTTACTTGAGTCAATAGTCTTTTCCATCCTGTCTGTCCCATTCTTCATTACACGTATATTTTTAAAACGAAGTATACGTCCACCTATTGGTTTTGGTGGCGCACCTCTCTCTACGTGCCACCCATGGTGCCCGTCCTCATACTCCTCCTTATAGGTACCTGTGAGCATCAAGTGAATCTGACGCTGTTTTACTTGATATCCTAGTGTTGGGTTGTGCTGAATCATATCTCTGACGTCATTACGTGAGGCATTCTCATGTATGTGGCCCATTGTGAATACGTCAAAGTCCTCATAAAGCTCTAGCGCTCTAGTAAGGTTGATGGCGCCCTTTGTAACAATTCCACCACCTCCTGATCCATGAAAATATTTCACCTTGTATGGCAATACATTCCTAGTGCCAATCTTAAAGACCAACCACCCGCCATAGCCACCAACCTGTACGTTTGTACCGCACTTAAGATTGAGCAGATCAACAAATCGCTGAAGAATGTCAGTCTCCTGCCACTTAATAACACCCGTCTCATGGTTTCCGTAACCAATTACTGTTAATATGTCAGCATATGGCGTCCACCACTCTACAGCGGTCTCAACAATTGAGTCGAGGTATCTAAAGTTATTGTGCTCAGGTCTAATGTCAGACTTGTTTCTACGATTATCGCCGCGACCTTGCATCAGACAGAAGAAGTCCCCATTTACCATGACGGGTATGTTATTCTTCTTAAAGTAGTCTAGGTGGCTTTTCAAGACATCCCAATCGCACTTTGGATTGTCCCAATGGATGTCTGATAACATTGCTATCTGAAAATCATCCGTGGGGACGATTATTTCATGCAAATTTTTTGAGTGCTTGATTAATTGCATACCTTACGATTAAAGTTAATATTATTCCTGTTGCTAAACCAAGAAGGAATAGGTTAGCTCCCTTCTTGTTTTCGTGCTTAACCTGTCTAGTTTTTTGCTTAATAAACTTGACATTTTGCTTTACATTTTGCTTGTGTATTTTTACAGCTGCATCTAGGCTGTCTGAGTACATCTTTCTGATAGTATTTAAGCTATCACTAAATCTCTTCTTATCGAAACGTATCTGAAATCGCGTTTTAGGCACCTGAGGTGCGCTGTAACGAATGATTGTGTCTTTCTGAGTAATTACCTTCTCCCAAACAATTGAGTCGTGTACAATGATAGGAAATGAGTCAATAGATGTAATACGTATTGTATCCGCAGAATCCACCACGCGATATCCTTTCTTTATCGCCTTGCTTAGGTGGTAGTTGACAGAACATCCTGTCAAAATAAGCGACAAAATAAGAGCAAATCTCTTCATTACTTAAAAAAATTATTTTTCTTGTCAGCCCTGTTTGATGACTGAGATTGCATGCGGGTCTTTGTCTTGGACTTGTGAGCAACGTCTTTCTTATCTCCATTGCCATAGGTTCCCTTCTCGCGATTCTTTTTATTTAGATTCGCACGATACTTCTTTCGCTCCTCAGTAGAGTGATACTCTCTGTCATACGACTCCTTCTTAGCACGAGCCTCAGGATTCTCTTGGTAGTACTTAGCACTCCGAGATGCGCCTGTCTTTGTTCCTGCTATCTTGTTTCGCATGACTTAAGCATTTCGATTAGCTCGGGATGAGGGTATACGTCAGTCTTATCTTTTCTGACTGAATTGTGTGTGAACACTCCGGGCTCTGCGGCCAAAGCTCGCTTTGAAACTGCCCAAATGTCTTCATTATAGTCCAATGGTATTCCATAGATATCATTCCAATATAGTAACAATTCTTTTGTTGATTCAATTTGTTCTTTGGTATATGAGTGCCAAAACTGAAATCCTTTGAAAGGAGTATCAAGCTTTATCACATCTTTCTTAGGCACTTCACGCCCAACGTAGTTCAGATACTTTCCATTGACTTCTTTTAAGAAGCCCCAATTGCATATCTCTACACCGATTGATAGTTTATCTAGGCTTTGGTAAGGAACGCCGTTAGCGTTAAATACACCCTGTTTTAGACCTAGGTGGTAGCCCCAATACTTTGAGCTGAAACCCTGAGCAATCAATCCATTCTCACCTATCGCAACGCAGGTTGCTACACGGTCTTTTGTGGACGCCCAATACTTAAATACAGCCTCAGCATTACCATTACCTGCAGTATGATGAAGGTATATCTGTTTCTTCTTGGTCTCCTCTTTTAAGTAGTTTGAGGGAGCGAATGGTACCTGCTTTATATTCATGGCTTTATATTTCTATATGTACTTGCAGCTTTCTCTACAATACTACGGGTCTTCTTAACAATATTAAATACAGCCTTTAGCATATTGTTTCCTGTGATGTCAAACCAATTCTCATTGATTGATGATATCTCAATAAGAGAGAAGATAATTAGTATGCCGTTGGTAAATACAGCCTTGTTTAAAATGATTTCATAGCCTGTGCTTTTTAATACACTGCTAACGAATGGGGTAAGCAAATAAAAGTCAAGTGGTAAAAGAGGAATGGCTACAAATGCATATCCTGCCAATTTAAACATATAACCTCTACGTAACATCTTTGATTTGAACACATCTTTGTACAACCTCTTTTCTCTCTTTGAGATATACCAAAGCGAGATGAGCTTTACTATGGTGTCCACTCCAATCGTTAGGAATAGACATATGGCAGAGAGCTCTACCGGTGCCCACATTGCAGTGAGCGCTATCAAAAATGTTATCAACTTTGCTTTCATTTTCCTTGTCCTCTATATTTCTTCTTGTAAAGCTTAGATGACTTTAATTTACTTATCTTGCTCTTTGCCTGAACACCCGGGCGCTTGCTCTTAGGCTTAGCTACGAATGATGTTGATGACTGAACCTTTGCCATTTCTTATTGATTATTTATATCTTCAGGAGTTTTAAAATAAAATTCAAAATTTTCTTTAGTAAATCCTTCTCCTTTTATTCCATCAATGTAAGCAATTGCTTCTTCAAGAGTATCAAATTGCTCCACTAATGGCTGACCCGTTCTAAACGTAGCATTTTCGTTAATAAAAGATAAGTGAATGATTGAATCATCTTCGTTTTTTGATACGATATATTTATCTGATGTAATTACTATTTCCATTTTAAATTAGTTTGTGGATACTGACCATCCTTTGTTCATTAAATTAGTTGCTGCTGCTTGACCTGTTGCACTTGGAGTTTGACATAGACCTGCTAAATTTACTTCACCATTATACTGATTTGAAGCATCCAAGCTCGTCAATATACTATCTACGCTTGATTGATTCAAAGGTGCATTGTATACAATAAATCTTCTTTGAGTATAATCTGCTCCTAAAAATCTTAAGTTTGGCATTTGCAAAGAAGTTAAAGAATATGCATTGTCTATGTACACCTCTGAATTAATCACTTTAACGTTTGACATATCAATTGTATGTACATTTTGAAGTCCGGATAAATAAACAGAGCCTGTAATATATTTTAAAGCAGGTAGAGATAGTACAGGATTCATACCTATCCAATTTATATTAAATCCTTGAAGTGAACCTACTAATTCAAGTTTTGGAAAATTAATTGTATCTATATTTTCTGAAAACGAAAGGATGTCTCTTACCCAAATTAATTCGGGAGCATCAATTGAAATAACAGGATTACCATTTACTTGAATCTCTTTTGCTGCTACACAATTAGGCAAATCTATTTGCCCTACTCCGTTTAAATAAGCACCTCCAAAAAACTCACAATTAGGAAGACTATAATTAATTTGTTGCCCCCACATCTGAATTGAAGTAAATAAAACTGCTTCATTATTTACAGTTATATTGCTTGGATAACTATAAGAATAGGTATCATACAAAAAACTGAACGCTGTATAATTTGATAATTTGTAGCTATACAATTCCGAAATATTCAAAGATGGATAACTAACAAAAGTATAGAATTCAGGTTGTATAAATACGCCAAAGTAAGGAGCAGGAATTCCTGTATCCTGATTTCCATCGTGTGTGATATCAGGAATTTCATATTGAGATGGTGCAGGACCTATTTCTGTTGCCGCCACTTTATAACTACCATTTCCATTATCAGACACTTCAAAAATGTCTGTAGATTGCAAAGCCCTTCCTAAAGAAGGTAGCTGAATTATTTTCTTTCCTGCCATAATTAATCAGTTATACGTTCATCACCATCATCGGTGAGTCTATTTTCTTCAATATCAGTTACTCTCTCATTAGGATATATAGGAGATATAGGGTTGTCACCCTGAGCTCCAATTAAAATCCCTATAATAATTCCGTTCAACATCTTACCAAAGGGCTACAATGTTAGCTGCACTTGTTCCTGTAGAGAACACCTTAAGAACCTGTACAGGGAAGAATGTACCTCCAAGAACACTTGCAAATGTTACATCCTGACCACCTGCTGTCACTACACGTAGGTTTCCACCTGTTCCAATGTAAAGCACACAACCTTCTTTGTTGTTGTTAGCATAGACAATATAGCTTTTTGCAGTAGCTGTGAAGATGTCAGCATTCAAAAGTAATCGAGTATTATCAATGACCTGAGTTACAGTAGCAGCCGTTCCGTCAGTAGTGTTGTAAACAACATCACCAACCTGAACATTTAAAGCTACGAAGTTAACGTCAGTATCCTCAAGCTCATTAGTAAGAACATTGTTATTTACACCTTGAGCTACAATAGCAGGGAATGGTATGTTAGCATTGTCAGACTTTGTAACAGCAAGTGCTGTTGCGGTCTGTAATTTTTGGTAGTTTGCCATCTCTTATAAATTAATAACACAAAGATAGGCAATATTTTAAAACGAAAAAGCCACCGGTTAGGGTGGCTTCGTTTTAGTAATAGTTTACTTATGGGTATACTCTAATTTCAATTTGAACAGTTCCATTTAAATCAATGTTAGCTCCTGTTGATGGATTTAATACACTAAGTGCTACTACTGAACTAAAGGCTTGACTAAAATTTAAAATTTTATTATTGATTCCTCCTGAAATTGTACAAAGTCCAAATGTTTTATTATTTGTAAATGGATTATTTGAAAAATCTTGTATTTGATAGTTTCCATCAGCTACTCTAGTCCAATTAAATGAAATTCCAAATGTGTTTTCTAATACAATTGTAGTAGGATTATTAGTACCTGACTGAATAAGTAAAGCAGTATAAACTTTATATGCAGGAATCTCTGCGCTTACTGTGTCTACAATATCCTGCATTGTATACGCCTGACTCTCAGCGTTAATAATTGCTGAGCGGCGCTCAGTTGTTGGATAGTTTGGGGCACCTGCGATAAATTGCGTGCCTAATGGGATTTGTGCCATGTCTTTTTTTTTACAAATATAAGGGTTATTTTTGGTATGGGAAGAGGCGGTTTAGAGCATCACGTCTCTTCTGACATGGTGTACATTCACCTGTTCCTTTCTTTACTTGCGCGATTGTATCAGCTACCTTCTTGATGCCTGTTGCTGTTGTAATCTTCTCAACTGTGTCGCCTAGTCCGCGACTTCTACTTGTTAGCTTCATCTCTTTTTGACGTTACTTACTCTACTGCCCATACCAACCCTTGACTTCTCAGCCTTCTTGGCCGCAAGCTTGGATGGACTCATTTCACTCTTTGTTATAGGTGTCTTTGAAGACACTCTTTTTGATGGTCGACAGTACTCGTTCTTACCACCCGCACCACAGGCCTTACCCGTGCGCGTATCAGTCCACTTCTCCTTCTCCCATCTCTTAAGACTAGCTCCCTTCTCAGTCTTCTTTACGTTTCCTGATGCCTTACGGCACTTAGCAATAGCCTGCGAAGCTCGAGCTGAGGGGAACACATCATAAGATGCCTTTACTTTCTTATAGCAAGCGTCTTTCATTTTTTATTTGATAAAACTTTTTTTATCTTTTCGTCCTTACCTCTTTTTTGAGCGCCGACAGATTGAGTATACAATTCATTGTTTTTCTTTGCATCACGATACATCTGATTTGCTTCACGACCTGCCTGTCCTTTTTTCCAAGATCCCATACCAAATTTTTCAGCACGTTTCTCAGACTTAAATCCAATAACTTCACCACGTTTAGATGCTTCATCGTATGCGCCTCGTGGATCATTTCTCAAATCAGTCCATGTTTTACCACCTTCATTAGGGAAAACAGTTGGATTAACAGTGTACTTATATTTTCCTGAGCCTCCTTCACCGCTTGCCATTACGTGAGTAGACGTAGAACCGTCCTCATTTTTTAAAGGGGTGACATCTTTGCGCATATCTCTTGCAGCATTAGCTCTATTCTTTGTAATCAACTCTTTCTTGTCTGAAGGAGCTTTAGAAATAGCTTCTCTTCCTTTATTTACAGGGTCACCATTACTAAATTTAGTACTCATCTTATCAATAGATGAGTTTCTGAAATTAATGCTATTGTAATCTGTTGCCATTAGTACTTTCCTCTACGTGTTGATGGTGATGATTGAGTGCTTCCTCCCTTACCTGCCCAAAGCTTCTTACAAGCCCAATATCTTGGTGTTAATTTGTCATTGGCAGTGTCACAACTATGGCGTGCTTTAAAGCTCTTACGTGCAGCAGCGCTATAGTTGTGGCCATAGCCCTTCGCCCCAAAATGCAGTAGCTTCTCAGTGCCTCCTGAGCATGCCTTAACCATCATCTTCTTACCTGCGCGGTCAGAAGGACGTGGGGAGTTGCACTTCATTTTGCTCTTATCAGCCATGTCTTATTTTCTTGGTCGTTGGTACCCTTGAGGCATCTTCATGCCGACGGAACTGCCGAGCTGTGCGAGGCCGCGCTCCGCGTAAGCCGCTGCAATATTGCGCTTTTTGCGTCCAACATCGTTTTTAACAGCGTATTTCTCATCCAAAAGCTTCATTGCCTGCGCGTTCTTGATATTAAGCGCAGAGAGCGTGTTATTTAAAGCCGCGGTCTTCTCTGAATACAATGGTGAAGTAGGTTTTTCAGCCATTATAGATACTTTTCATAT